GCAGTCACAAGAGTCGGAGACGCAGATGTATCCCATTGTTCTGGAATGAACAGAGCACAGGGTTCAGGTAACGTCTTCTGTAATGGTCGTCCTGTCTCTCGACAGGGGGATAAAAACACAACACACTTAAAACCAGGCAATCCTTGCCCTCCACACTCTGCTTCCATATCAAGTGGTAGTTCTACGGTCTTTGTAAATGGCAAAGGTTGTGGTAGAGTAGGAGATGGGTTAGGAGGTTGCACATCAGTGGCAGCTGGTTCATCAAACGTATTCGCAGGTTAATTATTATGGCAATGAGATTTAATACAGGTATTCCAACTATAGAAGCAATACCTAAAAAGACAAGACAAGGTAAAGGGTCACATACAAAGTATTCTGCTACCTCTAGAAATAAGGCAAGGAAGAAGTACCGTGGCCAAGGCAAATAGAATAGTAGATGGTAAGAGAAATGCCAACATTCCCGTAGATATGAGCGATCATTTCTACGATCATGGGAATGAATATTGCAGGTATCTTATTACAGATCCACGCAGTGATAGAGCATCTAAGAAAAAGTCACAAAAAGAAGTATAAATATACCTGAGGTTAATAATAGGCTAGTTAGTGGCATTAATATCGAAGTCATTTCGTGACTTCTCTTTAACTTTTGAAAAGAATGCAGTGACAAACGATGTGTTGGCACTGAACAATGAAGCAGCCATTAAAGAATCAGTCAAAAATATTGTTTTTTACAACTTCTACGAAAAACCTTTTGACATGGCATTCGGTGGTAATATCATTGGATTGCTTTTTGACAATTATACAGCTAACGATGCACAAAGGATTAAGAAACGCATAAAGAAAGTAATTAATACTCATGAACCGAGAGTTGCGGTATATGAGATTAAAACAAAGTGGACTGAGGATCGTAATCAATTAGATGTAAGCGTTGCATATGTTATTATGGGTATTCCACCAACATTTGATTCTATTGATATAGCATTTAAACCATAATGGCATTTAATCAAGTTAATGCTCTTGAGTTCAACGAAATCAAGGCACAAATCAAAGGATATTTAAGGGCACAAGACCAATTCTCGGATTATGACTTCGAGGGATCGTCAATGACTGTCCTTTTAGACGTTTTAGCATATAATACTTACTATACAGCAGTAAATGCCAACCTTGCAGTCAATGAAGGGTTCCTAGAAACGGCAGTTTTGCGTGAAAACGTTGTAAAACTTGCTAGAATGATTGGTTATACTCCAAAATCAGCAAGATCTGCACAATGTACTGTTGATATATCAGTTCAAACCGTAGTTCCTTACCCAAAAACTGTTACAATTAATAAAGGACTAGTTTTAAACTTTACAGGATTAGATAATAACAACTATGTGTTCTCACTTGGCACTGATACAGTCAGTTCTGTGGACAGTACAAGTGGAATTGCAACATTTAAAGGTGTTACATTATTTGAAGGAGTGTTTTTGACCGATACTTTTGTTAAAGATATCAACCAAAGACAGAGATTTATCCTTACTAACAAGAATGCAGACACAACTTCAATGAAAGTTGAGGTAACTTCTGGTACAGTTACAGAAAGATATCTTCAAGCAACAGATATTACTAAGATTGATTCAAATTCTAAGGTATTTTTCCTAGAAGAATCAGAATATGAGATCCCAGAAATCTTATTTGGTGACGGAAAAGTTGGAAAAGACTTAGAAAATGGAGATGTTGTTTCAGTTTCATACTCAACAAGTAGTGGAACTGGTGCAAATGGTTTAAAAGTATTTGATACTATTGGTACATTTAGAGATAATAACGGTCAAAGCATTACTTCTGGTATTACTGTTACTGCTACTGCCTTCCCAGATGGAGGTGCGAGAGCAGAAAGTACTGAAAGTATAAAATTTGCTGCTCCAAAATTCTATTCTGCGTTTGGAAGAGCAGTTTCTACACGAGATTATGAAGCAATTATCCCACAGATATATCCAAATGTAGGATCTATCTCTTGTTATGGCGGTGAAGAAGCAGAACCACCCGAATATGGAAAAGTTTTCTTGGCAATTAAACCAAAAAATGCAGACAAATTATCTCTTTCTGAGAAAAATGTCATTTTGAAAAGATTAAGAGAGTATTCTGTCGCAGCAATTCAGCCAACAATCATTGATCCGTCTATTTTATACATTGATATTGACAGTTTTGTGTATTTTAATCCAAACATAACGCGGAGAGAACCCTCAGAAGTGAAAAATGCTGTACTTGGTTCATTAAATGTGCTTAACAATAGCGGAGAATTCAATAAATTCGGCGGGAAGTTCAAATATTCCAAGCTTCAGAGTATAATTGATACCTCAGAGACTGCAATTACGTCCAATATCACTCGTCTCAAGATGAGAAAGAACGTGATAGTCGATCTGTACGCACGTGTGAACTATAAAATATGCTACGGTAACCGCATTAAGGCAGGAACAAGTGCAAAACCAACCGTTTCTACTTCAGGATTTAAGGTTGTTGGAGATGATTTCAACATTTATTACCTAAATGACGATGGTTCGGGATTATTGAGACTCTATTATGTTAAAGGAACTGGTGAATATGAGTATGTTGATGGTCTATGGGGTACAGTTGACTACTCTATGGGTGAAATTGTCATCAATGACTTGATAATTTCCATGACAACTGTTGCAAATAATCAATTACAGATTTCTGCAATCCCAGAATCCAACGATATCATATCTCTTCGTGAAACCTATTTGACAGTAGGCATAGATAATACGACTGTAAGTGTAGTAGAAGACACTATCAGTAGTGGTTCAAACTTATCTGGTACGGGAGTGATACCAGAGTCCAGCTATAACTAAGTAACAGATGACAAATTCTTCATGGAAGGTTAGCTCGTGGACTACGCCAACCACAACGGTATCTGTACCTCCAGTACCGTCTGAGGTTAGTCCTGAATCGAAATCGCAAATATCCCTAA